TGTTGAGGCGGGCCGCGACCGACAAGGCTGGCTGGTGTTCGGCTGCACGGTCAAGCATTGCGAGGCGCTGGCCGAGGCGCTCAATGCTCGGGGGTTCTCAGGAACCGGCGTTTTCGGCGACACCAAAAAGACCGAGCGTGATCGGCTCATTGCTGACTTTAAGGCACAGCGCTTGCGGTTCCTGGTCAGCCAGGGCGTGCTCACCACCGGGTTCAACGCCCGGCATGTCGATCTTGTTGCCCTGGCGCGTCCGACCAAGTCGACGGGCCTCTACATCCAGATGGTTGGCCGCGGCACCCGGCTGTCGCCTGAGACCGGCAAGACCAATTGCCTGATCCTCGACTTTGGCGGGAACATCGCGCGGCACGGCCCCTTCGATGACCCGTCTATCCCGGAGAAGAAGAAAAAGGGCGAAGGCGACGCACCCTACAAGGAATGTTCGCAATGCGGCTGTGCTTGCGGAACCATGACCCGGTTCTGCCCGGCTTGCGGGTTCGAATTTCCTCCCCCTGAAAGGCGAGTGACGACGCTTCCTGCTGCGCGAGCAATCCTCTCCACCGAGCCTGAATGGCTTGAGGTCAAAGGGGTGACCTACCGCAAGCACGAAAAGCCGGGATCACCGCCATCTTTGCGGGTGGACTATCGCACCGGGCTCAACAGCTACCGTGAATGGATCTGCTTGGAGCATACCGGATACGCACGGGCAAAAGCCGAGAGTTGGTGGCTTCGCCGTGCCGCTGCGCCAGTCCCGGGGAGTGTTGATGCTGCCCTTGAGAGGCTGCAGGAGCTGAACGAGCCGTCCCACATTCGGATCAGGACCAAGGGCAAATATACCGAGATCTCCGGGCACCGCTTCGATGTCGGGATGCTGGCGGCATGAGCCTTTGCTTTTGTGGCCGGGCGGCTTGCGGATTTGCCTGGCACGACTTCTCCCGCACCCCATTCGACAGGCCGCCTCCTGTGCATGCCTGCTCGATGATCTGTCTCGACATTGCCACCCGAAGGAAGGGCCAGATGAAAGCCAATATTGACGAGCAACGGGCAATTGCCGCAGCCAGCCCGGCCATTGGCGCTTTCCTTGAAAACCTCGGCAAGAGCGATCTAGCCGTGCTTACCCCGCAGGAATGGCTTGCCTTTCTGACGCATGCCTATGTCACGGTCTGTGCTGAGGTCAGCAAGATTTGGGAAAATGAGGTGCCGTTCTGATGCGCACTCTCCAATTCGATCCGGAGCTCGCCCGGCCGCTCTTCTCGAGCCTCGACCAGATCCACCTTGTCATGATCAACCCGGTCGGCCCCGGCGTGCATGGCAAGGACTTCGGGACAGATATCGAGACTGCCCTGGCTGAAGCTGCCAAAGCCAATGCCAACGGGTTCAACGTCTATTGGACCGTCAACCGTGTGGCGCCCGGTCTCAACAAGAAGCCCAGTAAGCGCGACATTCGTGCAGCTCGTTTCGTCCACGTTGACATCGACCCGCCCAAATCAGGTGGGGCCTTTGACAAAGAGGAAATCACAGCCGCTTTGCAGGGCATCGGTTGCCCGCCGAGCTTTATCATCGATTCAGGCGGCGGGCTGCAGGCGTTCTGGCGGCTTGAGGACCCTTGCGCCAATCTCGACAGCATCGAGGCTATCAACTTTCAGGTGCGCGACTGGTTCGAAGCGGATGCCTGCCAGAACATTGACCGGCTGATGCGGGTACCGGGATCAGTGAACTATCCTGATAGCCGGAAGGCCGCACGCGGGCGCAAGGCATGCTTGTCGCGCTGGGCCGCCACAGATGAAGGGCTGACCTACGCCCCAGAGGACCTCGTGGCGAGCTTCCCTCAGGCCAAGACTGCCGAGGCTGCCACAAGCCCAACCTCTCTGGCGCTGCCGGCCGAGGTGGCACTGCTGGAACCAAATGATCTGGGGCTTGGGAGCCTCGACCCGCTGCGCATCGCCATTGAAACACCGCCCGGACTGGACCGGTCAGGTGATGGGCTCGCTGCGGCCCGCCTTATGGCGAACGAGGGCCTGACGGACCTCCAGATCATGGGCGTCTTGCTTAACCCGACCAACGCTATCTCGGGGCATTTTCTCGAGCAACGTGACCCGCGTCGAGCAGTGGCTCGCGCCGTCCAACTGGTTCGCCGTGACAGCCCGCCTGAAGGCGCCATGCTCCATGCGCCGATCATGGCTGATGCGGAGTTCGATCAGTTCGTTGCTAACGAAAAGGCCAAGGTCCGGCGGGTCATGGTTCCGGCCACTTTGCAGGTCGAAGATGGTGATGACGTGATCGAGCCGGCACCCAGGATCGGCACGCCTGGATGGCTTCGGGATCTAGGCGACGGGGCTCTGGCTCAGTTCGTGGAGCACACTTGTGCGTCGGCGCCATCCCCGCAACCATGGCTTACGCTCGGTGCTGGCATCGCTATGTTTGGTGCTGCCGCGGGCCGACGATATGCAGGGCCAACGAACCTCCGCACAAACATCTATGCCATAGGCGTGGCGGATTCCGGCGGCGGGAAGGATCACCCCTTGAGGGCCTCGACCCGGCTAATGATTGCCGCGGGGCTTGCGGACCACATTGGCTCGTCCAAGATCGCGTCGGGCGCCGGGCTCCTCACCGCTATCACCGCAAACCCGTCGATCTACTTCCCCTTGGACGAAGTCGGGTTCCTGATTTCGTCTGCGGCGGATCGCAAACGCGCTCCCCGGCACCTAACTGAAATCATCGATAACCTCACCGAGTTCTATTCACTGGCCGACAGCACATTCCTTGGCATCGCTTATGCCAACACGAAGGAAAAGCCCCGCGAGGTTATCGAGCAGCCATGCCTGTGCCTGTTTGGCGTGACGACGCCGGGCGTGTTCTGGGGCTCACTCTCAAGCGACAACGTCATCGACGGCAGCCTTGCGCGCATGCTGATCTTCGAGAGTGAGAACCACTATCCCGACCCCCAGCATCAGTTGGCTTCCAACGCCCCCCCAGCCAATCTTGTGGCCATTGTGGAGGCGGTTGCGAAGGGTGCTGATGGATCCACCCCCTTTCCTCTCGGGAATGCCGCAGCGGCGATCCCTAAGCCCTGGACGGTGCCTTATGCGACACCCCAGGCAGAGCTCCGTGCACGGGCAATGCGCGAGGAGCAAATCGATATGCTCCGCCGGCACCAAGGGACCCATCTGACGGGGATTATAGCTCGCCTGGCCGAGAATGCGGCTAAGCTCGCTCTGATCAAAGCTATCACTGATAATCCCGGAAAGCCGGCAATCACGACCGTCGACCTTGACTGGGGCATGGGTATTGCGCGCCGAAGCGTTCAGACGCTGATGCAGGCAGTCAAAGAGCGCGTCGCTGACAATGAGTACGAAGCCTGCGTCAAGAAGGTCCACAAGGTCATCGCGGATGCCGGAAGTGCCGGTATCGACGGAAACGAACTGTCGCGGCAAACGCAAACGGTAGACCGGCGTCGACGCACTGAGGTCGTCGCCCACCTCGAGGAAGCCGGCATGATCCGGATCATGGAGATACCGCGCGCCAAAGGTGCCCGCGGGCGAGCGAAGCGCATCTATTTTGACATTGCCTGAGAGGTTGGTGCGTGGGCAGGAAGGCTTTGTGACAACTCACACCCGTCCATGGCCCAATCATTGAGGGGCTTACAGAATATACCACTTAGTGGGATAGTCCCTTCATGCGGCAAGATCTCAAAGTCAGTGATTTGGCGACGAAAGCAAAGTCGAAAAGCGATCTGCTTGCGGCGCTCCATGAGACCGCTGCAGGCTTTGAAAAGCTCGGCTTCATCGACCAACGCCGAATGCGCAAGTTCGATGCCCTGTGCCTAGAGCCAGTGCCTGACTTCGATGCCGAAAAGATCAAGTCGCTCCGAGCTCGTCAGTTCATCAGCCAGACGGTCCTCGCTTCGCTTCTGAACATAAGCCCATCGACAGTGCGGCAGTGGGAGGCCGGGGCAAAGCACTCGAGCGGCTCATCGCTGAAACTGCTTCATTTGATCGAGCGAAAGGGTCTGGAAGCAGTCCTCTGACTACTGCAGTGCTCGGTCTTCGGCACCTAATTCTCAGCGGCTAAAAAGCCTCAATGAAATTTCTCAATGGCTCGGAGCCCCAGAAAACTGGGGTTTTTTTCCATTTCCTCAAAAACTCCATTTCTCTCGCGCGCGCGATAAAGGGGGGAGGATTAGATAGATGGTTTGGGTATATAATATATATATTGAGATATTAGACCAATCTCATGAAATTCAGCCATTTTCTCGCCTTGAGCAGAATTTGAGATCCAAATTTCTTCCTGAGCTTTTTGTTTCGCTTCTCCCAGCGCAGTCGACAGGCTACAAACTCACCTGACGCGGCGATCCTTCCTTTGGAGGATTGCTTTGAACCAGACAGCCCTAGACGCATCCGCCCGAATGGATGCGGGCCATCCCCTCGGAACAGTCGCTAGCCGGACACAAGGTACAATTCTCGCCCTTGATCTCGGCACCAGCACCGGCTGGGCGCTGCGGACCACTGACGATTACACGTCCAGCGGCACCGTCCTGCTGAAGCACTCCCGCTACGATGGTGGAGGTATGCGCTTCCTGCGTTTCCGGCGATGGCTCGAAGATCTCGATCAGGACGCAGGACCGATTGAGGCGATCTACTTCGAAGAGGTCCGTCGCCACGCCGGTACCGATGCGGCCCACATATACGGCGGTCTACTGGCAGTCCTCTCGGCTTGGTGTGAAGAGCATCTCGTCGCCTACCAAGGCGTGCCAGTCGGCACCATCAAGCGCTTCGCCACCGGCAAGGGTAATGCTGACAAGGCCGCTGTGATCGATGCCATGCGCGCACGTGGCTTCGCACCTAGGGACGACAACGAGGCTGACGCGCTCGCCATCCTGCTCTGGGCGATTGAGACCCGAGGAGGTGTGCGATGACCACCTGGTCCATTCTCGGTCAAACCGCCAAGGTGCTCGAAGGGCGCCGTGATGACTACGGCGATCCAGCTAAGCAGTTTCGCGCCATTGCCGATCGCTGGTCGATCACTCTTGGCACACCGGTGATGCCGGCACAGGTCGCCCTGTGCATGATCGACCTCAAACTTGCTCGGCTGGCTTACGATCCCTTTCATACTGACAGTTTGGTCGACGTCATCGGCTACGCGGCTCTGCTGCGGGAGGTGCGCTGATGAGCATGACCTCCCGGATCTATGATCACGCACAGCAGCGTGATGGCGAACAACTCCGCCGGGACGGCTGGAAGAATGGCATCCTCGCCGTTTCAGTGAGCGACCAACGGCTGACCACGCTCGAGCGCGAAGCCATCCGAGCTATCGGTGAACGGATCTACGGAGGCGCCCATGGCAAAGGGGCGTAAGCGCAAGGCCGGCCGTAGGCTCCCATGCGGCAAGCGGCCGCGCGAGGAGACCCAACGTGAAGCCATGTCGACGGTGCTGGAAGCCCGGCAGCGGCACTATGGTGTGGGAGCTAGCCAGGCGACGGACGAGCGGCTTGGCTCGGCACTGGGCAGGCTGTCGTTCACCGGGCGCATTGGCGCTGACCAGTTTGCTGCCGGACAACTCTACGGTGAGATCATGGCCCGCAATCGAGCCGTAATGGGGCTGCCCATGGATCAACCTCGCTCTGTTACTGCACTCCTGATCAACGAAGGGATCTTTGGTGGCAGTGACACCGACCCGGATCCTGAGCTGGTTGAAAAGGTCCGCAAGCAGGCTGCCAGCGCAATACTCACGCTGCGCACAGCTGATAGTGATGCCCCTGGGGCAGTTGGAAGGAAGCCCAGCCAGCTGGTTCATGCATTGGTTTGTCACGATGTGGATGCTGCGTTTTGGTCTCCCGCCGATCTGCGGAACCTCGCTCATGGCCTTTATGCGCTGTGCCGGCTATTTCGGATCGGATCGCCGAGTTGCAATTAAGCATTCTATGCTAAGCGTTCGGCATAACAAACTGTGATTAAAAGATAAAATTACGATTTGGTGTTGACGGCAGATTGCAAGCAGCGTATCTGTTCCGAAATTCAAATCTCAGAGCTGCGCCCGGAGCCCACAGGCTTTCGGGCGTTGTTCGTTTCAGGCTGCCGATTCATTGGTTGGTCCGGACTTAATCAGGATTGATCACATCTAAATCCACTTCGACAACCCGCTTAAGAGGCCTGCTAAAGGCCGAATTTTTGTACGAAAATTCAAATTCAAAAAGACCGCTTGGAAGTCGGCCTTCTCGAACGACATGATTTTCAAGGGCGGCCTTCAAAGCAGCAACTAGGCCTGGGCCTACTGCCCTGGCATTGCGCTCTTCATCAGCCGCCCATGATCTAAGGATTCTCTCAATTTTACTTCCGTGCGGGCTGATGGCGCTCTCTCTAATCCGCCGCGCAGTCTCCATCTCAAGCTGAAGCTTGGCACTATCTGCAGCAGCCTTGGCATCCAAACTGGATCTCAACGTGTCCCATTCCACACAGTTGAGATCAACCATATTACGTATTTCACGCAAAACAGCTGCGTCGTCACAGCCTAGCTCAAAGCGAGCATGCGCGACCGTATCTATGGCGCCTGCCAAATCATCTTGCGTATGTTCGATCAGATTTTCGATTTCGCCATCGTCTAACTCCAGCACTAGACCCACGAATTGAGCTCCCGCTTCGCCTGACCAGGCAGCAGCAAGAAGCTGAGATTCTGGGCTTTTCGCACCACGAACGACGATATCACCGGGCGATTTTTCCTCATGATATGGCGGGGATTCGTCGACAATGAAGGAAACACGGCCTCGCCAGCCATCGGAAAGCTTCACCTCTCCAAGCTTTTCGCGGCCATCGAGAGATGTTCCGCCTGCGAACACGTCATAAACTTCGTTATTCAATTTGAATTCGACATAGGAAGTGCCACCCATCCCAGGGCCAGCACCCCAAATTTCTGCAGTCACTCTTATGTTCTTGGGTGGCATACGAGTCTCACTTCGATCCCGGATCAAATTTGGTTTGACCATATCTAACCATCCTACGGGATGCGATCAAAAGCATAGACTTCGTGGAAAACGCGGGGTCGCCCAGCGCATTAGGCGCCTTAAGGCGGAGCCTCTATGCCGTGATTGCGCTTTCGCCGGGATTGTCCGGGAGGCGACCGTACCTGACCACATCGTGCCGCTCGCCCATGGTGGGTCGGACGAGGACAGCAACATCCGCTGCCTCTGCAGCGAGTGTCACGCCGAGCGGACTGCCGAACAATTTGGCCAGCGCAGGACGGTCGCCGTTGGGCCAGACGGCTGGCCGATCGTGCGGTTAACTGATGGAATGGAAGTACTCTAGGATTTCATCCGTGAGGTTGGTGAGGCGCACTGCGTTTTCATCCCGCAAACGACCAGTCGCTACGCCCCAAAGCATTCCTTGGTCGCGCTGTGGTATCTCGCCGTAGCGGTCAATGTACCAGGCTAGCCGAAGGGCCAGCTCCTTCTGAGTATCTGCCATCATCCACCTCTCCGCCAATGTAGCCGCATTAAGTCGAAAGCGAAAACTGGGGGGCGGGCCGCGAAAGTCTGGACCTTGGCCGAGGGACACCGCGCATGGTCCAAAAAACACGCAGCCGCGAGTTAGCGACCGGGGGTCAAAGTCTGGAAAGTCCAGCAACTACGTCTATTTGACTGGATAGCAGGTTCGAAAAGAGCGTTAGTCGTTTCACCAAAATGAAAGCGACGCAGATGACCGACTCTACCCTTCCAACCGCCAACGAAGCCTGGGGCTTCTTCGGCACCACAGGCAGTTTCGCCGACGCCCAGGCAGCTTGGGCCATCGCGTTCCCCGCGGTCGCGAAGGCCACGAGCGGCAGCGCCGAAGGGGTTCGGGATTTTCTCGACAGCCGGCACGGACGCCACTTCGCTGACGATGTGCACAACGGCATCCACAGCGGCATCGACCTCAATGCTGCCATTGACGCGGCTATCGCCCGCTGGATGGGCTGGACCATCAACCGCGCTACTTCGCGTGACCACGGCATTCCGGTCGGACTGCCTTACCTGACCGGCTTTGTCGGTCTCTACGAAATCTTGGCAGACGCGGAATGAGCGCGGGTGTCACCAGCACGGTCCGCCTTGCGATCCGCACGTTGCCAGAGAACTTCGACCGTAGCCGAATTGGTGTGGTGCTCGAGACGATCGAGCAGGAACTTTACGAAAGCGGCGTTTACGCCAGTGCAAGCGCAGACAGCTTCACCATCGAAATCACGGTCCGGACCGATCAGTTGCTCGACACTGCCAAGGTACTGAACGAGCTCGAACTGGTCTGACCCGAGGGCAATAGCCCCCCAGCCACCCTTCGACCTGACAATTTGACCACGCGCCGCGAGCCTGAAGGCTTCCGCGGCCAAACGCTATCCAAGGATATCTATGAATCAGAACTGGCCGGCCCAGAGCAGTGAGTTCTGGCCGATAGAGAGGATCACGCCCTACGCGCGCAACTCACGCACGCACTCGGATGAACAGGTTGCGCAGATCGCTGCCTCGATCCGTGAATGGGGCTGGACCAATCCGATCCTCGTTGATGAAGATGGGGGGCTGATTGCTGGCCATGGACGTCTGCTTGCTGCGCGCAAGCTGGGACTGACACAGATTCCGACTATGGTAGCCAAGGGCTGGAGCGAGGCCCAGAAGAAGGCCTACGTCATCGCCGACAACAAGCTGGCGCTGAACGCCGGCTGGGACCTCGAACTGTTGGCTGTCGAACTCGGCGATCTGCAAGGCTTCGATTTTGACCTGATGCTGAGCGGATTCTCGGATGACGAGCTGTCGAAGCTGCTGGCCGAGAAGACCGATGGCCTGACCGATCCGGATGATATCCCCGATGTGCCGATCGACCCCATCGCCAAGCCGGGCGATGTCTGGCTGCTCGGTAAGCACAGGCTGGTCTGCGGCGACAGCACCGATGCCGACACCGTCGCCAAGGCGCTGAATGGCGTTTCACCCCACCTGATGGTCACCGATCCTCCCTACGGCGTCGAGTATGATCCGGGCTGGCGCGAGAAAGCTGGCGTTGCCGCCTCGGGCTCGGCCAAGGGCAAGGTGTTGAACGACGACAAGGCCGACTGGCGCGAAGCCTGGGCACTGTTCCCGGGTGACGTCGCCTATGTCTGGCATGCAGGGCTGTTCGCCGGTGTCGTGGGTGACAGCCTCGCCGCCTGTGATCTCCTGCTGCGCTCCCAGATCATCTGGGACAAAGGCCAACTCGTGCTCTCACGCGGTGATTATCACTGGGAGCATGAGCCTTGCTGGTACGCCGTAAAAAAGGGCGCGAAGGGCCACTGGGCCGGTGACCGTAAGCAGACTACCATCTGGCACATTCCCAAACCGAAGAAGAGCGAGACCGGACATGGGACCCAGAAGCCGGTCGAGTGCATGAAGCGCCCGATCGAGAACAATTCCAGCCCAGGTCAGGCCGTCTACGAGCCGTTTTCTGGTTCGGGCACCACCATCATTGCAGGCGAAATGACTGGCCGCTCGGTCCACGCGATTGAGCTCAATCCAGCCTACGTCGATGTGACTATCAAGCGCTGGCAAGATTTTACCGGCAAGGCCGCAACGCTGGAGGGCGACGGCCGGACGTTCAACGACATCGCCGGGATTGTCAGCAGCGATGCCTCCGCCAATACCGATCCCATCGTAGAGCCCAGCCACCCCTGACCATTGCGCAGGAAAGATCGCCAGAATTCGGAGATACGCACCAAGCCGCGGTTCGCGTGCCGTTAGCTCCGCCCTCAGAGCGACACCGTAATGCTGGACCGCTGACAAGAACATGTCCCTCACGCGAAGTGCCGACGGGGCGACCGACCAGTCTGACCAGTGCATCTCGGGATCGTTCCGCAGAGACGCGTGGGCATGGTTGATTGGGCCTGCAACTGCCGTCCATCTCTCTAGCTGCGATGCCGGACAGGCGGATACGCGGACCTTCGGCGCACCAGACCGGCCCATCGCCGTCCCAGACCCGGGTTGGTGTGCAGGTAAACGTCGTGCCCTGCGGCGCAATCACTGCGCCAGCAGCAAAGATTAGAAATTCAAATATCGTCGTGTCCTCGGATTTTGGAGGCTTGGTACCGGTCAGGCGCGAGACATAGAGGAAGGCGCTCGGCCATGAAACCCGGCACAAAACCCAAGCCCACCCATCTCAAATTGGTCACCGGCAATCCCGGCAAACGGGCGCTGAACCGCAAAGAGGCCAAGGCCAAAGCAGCGATACCCGCTCCGCCGGTCCATCTCACGGCCGACGCGGTCGAGGAATGGAACCGGGTCGCAACGGATCTCTATAATCTGGGCGTTCTCTCCGAGATCGATCGAGCGGCACTCGCCGCCTATGCCATGGTCTATGGCCGCTGGGTTCAGGCCGAACGAGCAATCGCCAAGATGGCCGAGAAGGACCAGCTGACCGGCGGGCTCATGATCAAAACATCAAACGGCAACGCGATCCAGAACCCGCTGGTGGGCACCGCCAACAAGGCCGCGGCGGACATGATGCGTTACGCTGCAGAATTCGGGATGACGCCCAGTGCCAGGAGCAGGATCGCGGCCGCGCCGCCAGAGGAAGGCGGCGACCCCGCCGACCGCTTCTTCGCCTGATCGGACTTCGGCCTATGCCGAGGCGGTCATATCTGGTGAAATCTTGGCCGGACCGCACGTCCGCAATGCCTGCCACCGGCACATTGCAGATCTCGCGCGCAAGGATGGCATCTGGTTCGACCAGACGGCTGCGAACCATGCATTTGCCTTCTTCGAGGAGGTGCTGAAGCTTTCTGAGGGCCAGTTCGAAGGCCAGCCCTTTGAGCTCCAGCCGAGCCAAGCTTTCATCATCGGCTCGCTGTTCGGCTGGAAGCGCAAGGACGGACGCCGCCGGTTCCGGCGTGCATACATTGAACAGGGCAAAGGCAACGGCAAATCGCCGATCGCTGGCGGCATTGGCGTTTACGGCATGACCGCCTGCAAGGAAGCCGGCGCCCAAATCTATGCCGCGGCAGCAAAGAAGGAGCAGGCAAACATTCTGTTCCGCGATGCGGTTAAGATGGTGCGGCAATCCCCGGCGCTGGCCCGGCGGCTCGAGTTTTCTGGCGGCCCCGGCCGCGAGTTCAACATCGCGCATTTGGCCAGCGGGAGTTTCTTCCGCCCTGTGTCGCGCGATACGGGCAAGACTGGTTCCGGCCCGCGGCCATACTTTGTGCTGGCCGATGAGGTCCATGAGCTTCCAGACCGCTCGATCATCGAGATGTTGGAGCGCGGCTTTAAGTTCCGCCGCGATCCGCTGCTGTTTATGATCACCAACTCGGGTTCCAACCGTAATTCAGTCGCCTGGGAGGAACACGAACACGGGGTGCGGGTGGCAGCCGGCAATCCTGATGCAGTGACTGATCCGACTTACCTCGGGCAGGTCATCGACGACACGACGTTCAGCTATGTCTGCGCGCTCGATGAAGGCGACGATCCGCTTAGCGACCCTAGTTGCTGGATCAAGGCCAACCCACTCCTGGGCGTCACGATCACGGAGCAATACCTCTCGGAGGTTGTGGCCCAGGCCAAAGCTATCCCAGGCCAGTTGAACGGGATCCTGCGGCTACACTTCTGCATCTGGACCGATGCCGAGACCGCCTGGATGGCGCGGGCAACGCTGGAACCGCTGCTCGCAGAGTTCGAACCAAAAGCCGGCCAGCCGGTCTGGCTCGGGCTTGATCTTAGCCAGAACCGCGACCTGACTGCACTGGCTGTTGTCCAGCGCAACGGCGAGAAGGACGGCAAGCCCTGCTTTGATGCCTGGGTCGAGGTCTGGACGCCGGGCGATACGCTGTCGGCACGAGTGCTGCGTGACAAGCAGCCCTACGACGTCTGGGTCGCCGGTGGATTTCTGAATGCGCCGCCGGGCGAGAACATCAGCTTGCGCCAAGTGGCGCAGGCGCTGGCTGAATTGGACAGTGATTACCGCGTCGAGACCGTGGCCTACGACCGTTACGCGTTTCGCCGATTTGAAGAGGAAGTCAGTGAGCTCGGGCTGTCGGTCAATTTCATCGAGCACCCCCAAGGCGGCACCAAGCGCGGCAAGCCTCAGGACGGAATGAGCGAAGGCCTGTGGATGCCAGGGTCTCTCCGGCATCTCGAAGAACTGATCTTGGAAGGCCGGATCCGGCTCAAACGCAATCCGGTGCTGATTTCCGCGATGATGTCGGCGGTCACCGAGACCGACCGCTGGGACAACAAGTGGCTCTCCAAGCAGCGGGCCATCAACAAGATCGACGCAGCGGTCGCGCTGTGCATGGCAGTGGGGGCGGCAATGGCGGGCGACACCTCCGGCTCGATCGATGATTGGCTGAAGAGCCTTCATTAATGAACCTCTTCCAGAAGGCGCTAGGATACGTCGCGCGCTCCATCGGCCTTGCCGACCCCAGGCTGGTGCAGGCGGCGGGCGGACGCACGACCACGACCGGCGAACTTGTATCGACCACCTCGGTTCTCGGGCTGGCGTCCGCCTGGGCCTGCGTCAATCTTCTCGCCGGCACGATCGCCTCACTGCCGCTCATGGTCTACCGGACCCGGGGTGGCGCTCGAACGGTCGCCATTGACCATCCGCTTTACCGGATCCTTCACGACAGCCCGAACGCCGATCAGACTGCGGTCGATTTTTGGGAGTTCATCTGCGCCTGCATTGAACTGAACGGCAATGCCTATACCGAGATCATCCGCGCCGGTGATGGCCGGGTGGTGGCGCTCAGCGTCCCGATTGCGCCGGAACTCATGACCGTGCGCCGTCTGCGCGATGGCAGCCTGCAATATGAGTGGTCGGACAACGGCGTCAGCGCAGTCGTGGCCCAAGACGACATGCTCCATATCCGGGGCTTCGGCGGCAATCCGCTGGGCGGGCTCTCGACCCTTTCGTTCGGCCGCCAGACCTTCG